GGAAAAGAATGGCGACTCCTGTAAAGGCTGTCGATTCATAGATACTTTTTTATTCTGACGAAGGTCTAATGTATTACTCATACATTAATAGTATGATATAATAAGAGGAAAACCAAGGAAAATCTTACACCTTCTGATCTAAATTATTAGCAATCAATATAGGGCTCTTCTTGTTTCTTTCTTCTGAACCCCATTCAGTAAAGTATAAAGCCTCGTATTCATCTAAGTGGTCTTCTAACCAAAGACCCTCAGCAAATTTGCGTCCTTTATCCGAAAGATTCATATAACGATCAAAATCAGAAGTTATATATTCCAATTGCTGAATAAGATCACTTCCATTTTTAAAACTAACATCAGCACCTTCATAAGTGCAAATGTCCTGGAAAGCGCCTGGCATACCAAATGCACCTGCTTCGATCATCTTAATATTGCTCTTGGACTTATTGAATACATTATCTTGTAAGGGAGCAAACGATGCATTACAATTAGTATCATAAATGCCTTGAGGATAATCAGGAAGAGCCGACCAATCAATATATTCCATTTCACCATTATCAATATAAGGTTTCAGAGCTAATGGATAACAGCCCTTCCAAACAAATTTAAATTTCTTACGAGCTTTGATAATCTCTTGCACTACATGAGCAAAATCATCATTCATTCCAGTTCTATTGATTACATCAATGTGAGTTCCAGATCCAGCATAAAGAATTCTTGGACGCTTTTTATTCTTTTCGTAAAGATCTATAACACGTTGTTTATTATAGAATCTATCAAGCCAGAACTTAGGAGCGTAATTTGGTATAACTGTAATCTTTTTATTACCTGTCTTATTAATATAATAATCTTTCATGTATTTACAAGTGACGGTAATTTCATCCATCATTTCCATAATACCAAGAATACTCTTTACAATATTTTCATCGACGAATGCATCCTTACATCTATTGTAATCTGGAATATCATCCTTGAATACGATATCATCTACTTCATAAATCAAACGAAATCCCATCTGACCACTAGCTTTTTTAAGTTCTGTAATGAATTCTTTCTGTACTGGAGTGGCTTGTCTTTGCATTCTTATCGCCTTTATACCTTGATAGAAACGAATATCCATTACCATACAAGTCAAACCAGAAATACAAGCTTTCTGATATTGATTTAAAGCAAATTCTGGCCAAATCATTCTCCAGAAACCACAACCACCATAATCTGCATAATAATTTAAAGCTCTAGGTAAAGAGCTTTCAGGCATTTCTATAGGAGGAGGTCCGGGGACGTGTACTGGATTAATAGCCACATACGAATAAGAAGGCATCCCAGGAGGGAGAGAAGGAGGATTTAAAGGAAGTCCTGTATTAACAGCCTTGTATTCAAATACAATTTTATTTTGTAAATTTACAGGTGGTGTTGTTTCCGCATTTTTAATTTTTAAGGCCATATGTTAAATTTATAAGCTACCGTCTAAAAATCAATCAGACCTTAAGAGCTTTATTCCAAATTAACAATTGTAATCTTGGACTAAAATTAACATGCATTGCTTTTGCGTACTCTGCAACTGCTGGTGCGTTTTTTACATGTTCTTCTCTAGAACCACAACAAGGCATAAACCAAATACGATCTCTATCCACGTTAATGAAATTAGGATCTTGAACATACTTTTGCCAAATTTCTTCAATATCTTCTGACTTATTAATAACAAACTTAAATCCTGAACCGTTCCTTGCGTGCCATTTGAGGACTTCTGGATTATAGGTTTTGTCTTCTGGGTCTCCGTTGGAACGAAGTTTAGGAGAGGTTGTAAAAGTGGCTTTAAAAGCATCTTTCCAAACTGTATCTGGTAATAGAGTAGCATTAGTTTCAAAATCTATACGTGGTACAATTTTATATCTTGTTATAAAGGCTTGAATAAATTTAATCAATTGCTTCTGCTGAATAAGGGGTTCTCCACCTGTAAGCTTTAAAATAGCATTATGGGCTAAGTGATCAATATAACCATTATCTTCCATGAGTTGAAAGATTTCTGCGAACGTCATCTTGTTCTTCACCGTCCAAGAAACAAATGAATCACAACCATTTGGTGAGTCTTCTGAAGCAAAGCCTATACAAGTAAGATTACACATAGACATACGCATAAAGACTGAAGGTACTCCTATATACTCTCCCTCTCCTTCAATTGTATAAAATATTTTATCATCCGATAGGAATAGTGTTTCTTGGTTAATATCAATTAAAGAATTCATTGTCATATTTTAATATATTTTAATCTAACATCAACTGTGTTTTGCCGTTTATCTTTTCTAGTTGAATAATATTATCTAAACCGTTTTTGATAACGGATTTATTATGTGATACTATATAAATAGACTCTCCGTAATCCTCTACTCTATTTTTTAATATTTCTAATATCTTTTCTGCTCCTTTTTCATCTACAGCAGAATCTAATAATTCATCATACATACTAAGAGAAAAGGATGTGCCTGTTTGTGTTCTTAATACATCCTGGAACATAAAAAGAATAGCCAAGTCTATACGCTTTCTTTCACCACCGCTAAAATTGAAATAAGAACATTCCTTGCCTTGATCATTGTGTATTGATTCTTCAAATACTTCATTAAATTCACATTTGCAAGGAGCTTCCAATATATGCAAATAATGGTTAAGTCTGGAATTTAAAAGATTTAACATCTTTTTAATAATGTAAGTTTTTACACCTTCTTCCGAAACAACATATTTAGCAGTGTCTAAAATAGTTAATTTCTTTTGTATTGCTTGTATTTGTTTTTCTGATTCTAAAATTTCTACTTCTATGTTATCTATAAGTTCTAATATACCATCTTTTTCATTTCTTAATATAGAAATTTCTTCAAGAATCTCATTATTTCGTTTTTCTAATTGACTTAATTCTTGTACAGCAAGAGCTAAGTCACCCTTGTCTTTATTAAGAATTTTTATCTTTTGTCTAGTAGTTGTAATAGCAGATTCTACTTTAGATTCTTTTTTATTTAAATCTTCTAAAGATTTTCTTAAAGGTTCTTTTTTATCTTGAAGAGGTATTAATTTGTCTTCTATTTCTTTTAAACAATCTTCTAAATTAGCATTTTCATCATACTTTCTTTTACACGTAGGACAAGAAGAATCGGTTTTTAATTTTTGTTTCTGTCTTTCTAAATTACCCAATTCATAATTGGTTTGTAATAATTCTGTATTGATATCTGATATAGACTTTTTAACTTTCTTTAAACCTTCTTCTAGAGCTACTAAATCAGATTCTTTGCTCTCTAACTCTGTGTCCAAATCATCAATCTTCTTCTTTACCGAATCTTGATTGGATACATTTTTAATCTTTTGATTATTAACTTCTATTTTATCTTTTAAAGCTAGTATTTTATTGTTTTTTGCTTCTTCATTTTTATCTGCTTGGCTCTTATAGAGCTTTAAATTTCTTTGTTGATCTATAAATTTAGTCGCAATTATATCATTTTCTTTTTTAACATCATTATAATCCGATCTTGCTTGTAAAAGCATTTGGCCGAAAATACCAAGATTTAAAATACCTTCTACAAATTTTCTCTTATCTACCTTCTTTTGAGCCATAAAAGGTAATGTATTATTAGCAGTCATAATAACTGCATTTTGAAATACCTCTTCATTAGCTCCAATTAATTCTTTAATAAATTCATTGGTTTCTGGCATAGTTGAATGAGTTTCATCAACATCACCTTTATTTAAATGTTTAATTATAGAAACCTTACTAGGGTCTAAAGATCTTTTAAGGGTGTAAGGAGTATGAATAGATCCGTTATTTACAATAAAATTTAAAATTACTTCACAACCTTTTTTTGATTGATGATGTATAACTTTATCCTTTTTAATATCTCTTATAGTATTACCAAATAAACACCAGTATAAAGATTCAATTATGGTACTTTTACCGACACCATTGCGTCCACCCTTGTCCTTATTCTCACCGGTAATAAGATTAATACCAGAAGTAAAATTTAATTCTATAGGATTTTCTCCTACAGATAGAAAATTTTGTATTTTTACAGAATTAAACTGAATTTTTCTCATTAAAAATAATTGTACTTTAGTTCAAAGTAAATTCAATTATTTTTTATAAAAATCCAACCAATACTCTATCATTTCTTGCATTAGATCATCAAAAGAATATTCTAGTTTCCATCCTAATTGAGTTCTTATCTTTGTAGAATCACCTTTTAGATATTTTAACTCTTCTGGTCTCAAGAACTTAGGATTTTGAACTATATATTTTTCATAATTAAGATCTAATTTAGAAAAAACTAAATCAACCATTTCTCTTACAGAATGGGTTTCCATAGTAGAAACTACAAAATCATCCGGTTTATCATTGTTTATGATCAAATGCATAGCTTTGACATAATCTTTAGAATGACCCCAGTCTCTGTAAGAATCCATATTGCCCAATTCAAGCTTATCTAACAAACCTAATTTGATTTGTACTGCACCTTTAACTACTTTATTTGTTACAAAGTTAGAACCTCTTCTGGGTGATTCATGGTTAAATAAAATACCATTACTAGCATGTAACTTGTAAGAATTTCTATAATTTCTTACTATATTATATGCAAAAACTTTTGAACATCCGTAAGGACTAACCGGAGACATGGGTGTGGTTTCTCTCTGGAAACCATCTGAGTCAACAGAATTACCAAACATCTCAGAAGAACTTGCTTGATAATATCTTGCAGCTGGGCAAGAATTTTTATAAGCTTCTAGAATATTTAATACACCTAATGAGTTTGATAAGACGGTTGTCTGGGGAACATCAAAACTAATTCTAACATGGCTTTGAGCTGCTAAATTATAAATTTCATCAGGTTGAATGTCACGAATCAATTTTTCTAAACCACTTTGATCTAATAAATCACCATATTGTATATGTAATCTATTTCTTGTTTCGTCTGTGAATCTGCTTTGCTGATTTTCACAGACAGAATTTCTTCTTATTATTCCATAAACCTCATATCCAAGATTTAAGAGATGTTCTGCAAGATAAGAACCATCTTGCCCGTTGATGCCTGTTATGAATGCTTTTTTCATATTATTTAAATATTTCCATTTGAGTTAAATCTGGCCAGTCTTTGACGTTCCATTGTCTGGGAGGAGTATTTACAGCTACTGAAAGTTTGTCAAGACCTAATTGAGCTGTTTCTGGTGTCATATAATAATGATAACCAGCTGTGTCTATGTTTTGCTCTCTCCACGGAACATTGGGTATTCTTCCGTCATAGGACATTTTTTTTATTTGAGTAGCTGCTAGAGAATCATCTAAAAGAAGAACTCCTCCTCTTCCTAAAGAAAGATGTTTTTGATATTGAAAACTAATACCCATGAATGTTCCGGGTATATAACTATTAGGTTTCCAAAGAACTGCTGCGTCTATTATATTTTCTGTTATATAATAATAGTCTTTCCATTCTTCATCTTTCCAATTTAGTTTAATTTTTAATTTATTTGCTAAAAAAGGAATAGAGAGATAGGTGTGTTTGGGAACTGATATACTATCTACAGATGTATATCTTAAAGCCAATTCTATTCCATGAGTACAACTATCAATTGCTATGGCAAAAGGTGCACCAAAAAATTCTGCTATTTTGTTTTCAAATTCTGTTACTGTATTAAAATTCATATCCTAATTTTTTAGCTCTCTCTATTATTTTATCTCCGTTCAAAACTTTTTCAAGTTTTGCTGGATTTCCTTTATAAACTCCCCATTCCACTGTATCTCCAATTAAAAGGCTTCCGGCTGCTAATAATACACCTTTTCTTAAAATAGAACCAGGTAATACGATAGAATTGGTTCCTATATTTGAAAATTCCTCCATTATTATAGGTTCTATAATTTGTTTTCCTTTCAATTCTTGTGGAATCATAGCTCCAAATAATCCACTTTCATCAAATCTATCCGAACCACAAACTATGCGAGCGCCAGCCATTATATTATTAAAACCCAAAGCACGAAATTTAGCGTTTTTACCTCCTATACAAGTAACATAAGGACTAATATGAATATAATTTCCTAAAGTAATTTTAGTTGTACAGTAAAATCCTTTATCTATTGCTACGTGATTGCCGATAATTGTATGATCTTTTTGTTTAAAAACAACATCATTATCAATTATTACGTCTTCTCCCATTTTCATTTAATTCTGTGTCCAAGATTCCCAAACAAATGAATAATTGAATTTATTTGTAAAGTTATTTTCTATCAATTTGTTTTGTATTGATTTGCGTTTTTCTTCACATTTATCTATACCTAAATGAAATTGAATTTGAATATTTTTAAATTTCTTGATCAAACCCTTTGAAATTATATTTTCTAATACATCATATTCACTACCTTCTATATTAATTTGAATTAAATCTATATCAGAATCTATAAGATTCCAAGTTTTAAATATAGTTTCAATGGTGTTAAATTTAACGGACGTTTGAATTCCACTATTATTATATATAGATGTCTGATCGCCTTGAATAAAAATAACATCTTCTTTATCTTCCAATCCTATAGCAACATTTAATAAATGAATTTTGTTATTTTCAGAAAAATTTTCAACTAATGAATTATAAAAATCTGATATAGGTTCTATAATATAGATATAAGGATTGTATTTTTCTACTATTTGTTTAACCCATACACCAGAATAACCACCTAAGTCAATAACAATAGATTGTTCGTTTAAATCATAAATCACATTGTGCGTGTTATCACCATTATCTTGAATCCATCTATTAAGTTCATTAGAATCTAACATAATTTTTATAAAAATGTTTTATCTAATTCTTGTCCTTCATAAGGACCTGTTTTGTATTCATAAACAATTGTATCTTCTTCCAAAGAAACATAATTGTGTCCGCCATAAAGAGTAAAACTAGCATCTCCTGGGTTTAATATTTCTTCAGAAATAATTGTATCATCAATATCGTATAATAAGCATTTGACTTTTCCTTTAATAACAACCCAACTCTCTTGAGCTATTTGTTTTTCATGAACTCTCTTTTTTTCTATATGCTTATGTGGTTTAAAAGTCTTGTCTATTGGCAATTTAAGAGTTGCACATTGAATAAAATTCTCTTCTGGTACAACATCTGTTCTGCCTGTAATTTCTTCTAAACGGTTGATTATATGCAGTAATTTATTAGGTTCTATTTTTGAGTATATATATTTCATATTTTAATCCATGTTTCTGGTATTATATCATGAGTTTGAAAATTTGCAAATGCCGGCCCAAACCAATTACTAGGACCAACTACTATTTTATTAGGATTATTATTTAACCAAGCCCCCCACCATCCAAAAGATGAGTTACATATTACATTGTTTTGACATAAAGTCATCATGTAAAGCTCCATATAATCTTTATTATTTTCTACAAAAATAAATTTATTACCATTAAATATTTGTTTACACCACTCTATATCATCACTAAATATAAAATATTTGTCTGTTGTATTTTTAGTTAAATCTATTGCTTGTTTATAATATTCAACAGACTGTACTGGGTGGTGATCTGGTAATCTTACATAATCACCCCTTCTGACATGGATAGATGAAATTCTTTTATTAAAAATAATTGGATATTTTTCTAATATATAATTAATAATTTCATCTGTTGGCCTAAAATTATATTTTATTAAATTTTCATATCCTTTAAAATATTTTTCGCTTTGAAAAAAACCTGAAACGAGTTTATTTTCTTCTGTAAAATCTATTTCTTCGTAATGAAATGGATATTCACAAGATGTTGTATCTGAAGGAATTGGAAAATTATTAAGATTTTTAAAGATATTAAGATTTTTATAATCAAAACAATAATCTATTTTTGGATTATAAATTGAATCTTCGTTCAAATATTTGAGTTGTTCATCTATATTTAAAAAGGATACACTAGTATTTCTTTTTTTGGCAATAGCAGTTATAGCTGCTATTTGAAACATCATATTACATAATCCACCCTTTAAATTACAAAAAATCATATTTAAAATTCTATATTATTTTTTATTACTTGATTGGTTATTATGTATTCTGTAATATAAAAGAACATCTTTATGTATTCCAAATTTATACCCATTGTTTATAGATTGAATCCATAAATCCATGTCCTCTTCTGGTGTTTTTGTTATATCATACCTATTATTAGTATCATTCCAAAATCTTTTATTATAACAAACACTGGGATGAGCTATGACGTTATGTTTAAAATTTAAATTAGTTTTTATATCACCATATTGAAGTATATTTTTATACTCAATAATAGGATCTTCAAATATTTGATTATTTATTCTTTCTGTAATGTAACAAAAATCAGAACTAACAATGTCATAATCTAATTCTGTTATCATTTTTGTTTGTAATTTTATTCTATCCTTATGATAGAAATCATCTAAATTAGTGTTGAAAATATAGTCACAATTATCATTAAAGGCTTCATCTAAAATAAAATTCATGGCCTCTGCATAATTGGATAATTTTTGAGACCAAAATTTTTTATCAATATTTGAATTTTCAGGTATTACAGAATAATCATCACCACCATAGTTTATTTCATAAAAGGTAAAATCATTATCTGATTGATCTAACATGGAATTGATAGATTTGGAAATCCATCTATCTTTATAGATGGATTTTATATTAGAATGATATAATATTACTCCTTTTTTCATTGTATAAATTTATACAAGCCAGGCTCCTACGCTTTTAAGAGAATTAATTTTAGTATCTTTACCAATCATATGATTGGCGTGTATAGCTACTTTATTTTCCTTTTCATACCAATTAAATTTAAATGTATCATATCCGTTTTGAAATAGTTCTGGATCATAAACGTCAAAGTCACATTCCTTGAAATCTTTTATATTAGAACATTTAGAATTTAGATAATTGTATAATAATTCTTGATCATTTTGTTTATAGTCTATTAATTTTATTAATTTGTCTAGTAATATTAAAGAATTATCTGTATTCTTTATAGTAAAATTTCCTGTACAAACGTAATTGCTATATAGTATATGACCATCACTTCTAGGTGAGTCTTGTTGAAAGACCATATCATTATCTTTTATTTTTTCTAAAATATTTTGTCTTGGGTTTTTAAAGAAAAATACATCACCATCAAAAAAATGGAGAATTTCACATTTTAAAAGTTTTTGATAAATTATGCGAAGTTTTAAAGATGTAATATTTTTAAAATTGGGTGAATTAAAATGTTCATCTTTGGTATAAGGGGTTTCTAACAATTTAAGTATAATATCATTGGATCTGTCTTTTAAAAATTCTGTTAATTCTATATAAGAATCTTTATCTAAAGCAACTACTGTTAATTTAGATAAGTCGTCTTTAAAATTTAAAAAATTTAATATATTATTTTTTGTAAAATTAATATATCCGTAATTTGTATATGTTAAATATTCAATAATCATGGGGTTCTATATTCACTGTGATTTTTATCCAGAGCTAAAAGTTTTTTATCAAAAGGGATACTCCAAGACTCTGGATAACAATAACTTGGGTCTAATATTTTTGTAGGAACATTATCTATCATATACCTGTTTAAATGGCTTTCATCATGCCATATCGCAATAATACCTCTTGAATAATCATTATCTATATTATTTGATAATGTTTCAGACATCTTTAAAAATTCTTTACTATTTCCTCCATTAAAACCACCCGCAAAATATTGCATATTTTCATGTGGATATACACAAGCTAGAGAATTTGGATTGGTCTCTGGTGTTCCCCTTCTTTCATAATGCCCCGGATGTTGAGTTGCTACTAAATCACTCAAAATTTCATCACCCACATTGTTTACAAATCTCATATCAGCATCACAATAATACAAATAATCCATTTCAGATAAAATTTCTTTGCTGTTAAAGAATAATTTGTATCTTTCTAGCGTCATAAAAGGCCAATTTTTATGGACTGTTTCTATTTTTTTAATGTTTCTTTTTGTTTCTATATTAGAAATTTCTTGATTTGTAAAAACAAAATATGTCACGTCATGATCTTTTAAAAACCATTCGTCCGCACTGTTTAATAACGGATTAACAAAATTTATGTATTTGTTTGTAGCAATTATAAGGAGCCCTATTTTCATTTTTGTGTTAATTTTTTTATTTTTTCGTAAATTCTACTTTTCCAATTTTGCCAATATATGGCTTTATTAAAATTTTCATTAATACTTTCAGTTTTTAAAAGGTAGTCTTTTTCTGTTAAAGAATTACAAATTTCAATTATTTCATCTATAGTATTTGCTTTGTAGATAGTATCTGTGTTAAAAAATTGCTCTATATTAAGACATCCTAAAACTATAGGAATACTTTTACATAAAATAGGATCTAGTGTTTTTTCTGTAAAATGATTTTTACAAGTAATATTTTCTATGCAAATATGGAACATTGTGTCAAATAAAGGTTCTTTTTCCTCACCTAAAACTGGATTATTTTCAAATCCTTCAATACAACCATGTTTACTTCTATAAAAATTTTTTGGTATTTTTATTTCATCCTGTCTTCTCCATAGTTCATGTCGAAGTTGATGATTATACGTAGAATTTTTAGTACCAACTACAGTAGAAACTCCAAATATTTTTGGTTTGTTAAAATTATAATTTTCAAAATCTACCCATTTTGCCGCTGGTTCGTGTAAACTTGAATGTTTAACATTATTTAAAATTTGTTCTTCATATGCAAATATATGAGTAAACATATTTTGATATGCTATTATAGCTTCATTAAGACCTGATATAACATTAGGTTCGTTTTGAATTAAAATTTTATGTTTAGCATTTGAGTTTTTAGTCCCGTCAAAACAATCAACCCATATTTCTACATCTGGAATATCTTCATATTCATCTAAATTAAAATTCCAGGTAGAATTACATTTAATCATTTGTTTTAATTATTGTTTTTAACCAATTTTCAACTTTTTCCTTTGGACTCCAATCAAAAGTATTTAAAGTTTTTATATTATCACAACAACTATATTTTAATTCGCCTATTTTAAGAGATGAGTATTCTATTTTATTAGATATCAATGACGCTAGATAGTTTATTGATATAGATTTACTAGTTCCTACATTATATATATTGCCGTAAGAAGGTAATTCTTTTAAAGATGCTAATATGTTTATATCCGCTACATCTTCTACATAAACAAAATCCCTGGTTTGTAACCCATCACCGTAAATTTTAATGGGTATATTTTGTTTATAATTATTTAAAAATTTTACCATGACTGCTGCATATGGGCTATTCGACATAGTAGATCCATAAACATTAAAATAACGCAATACTACGGTTTCTATCTTGTAAAGTTCCCAGTAAATCTTACAAAGATATTCGCCAAATAATTTAGATGCAGAATATAAATTTAATGGATTAGTTTCATCAGTTTCTTTGTATTTTTCATCTGAATTTTTTTCTTTATATACAGCAGAAGTAGATGAAAAAACTAATCGTTTAATATTTTTTATCCTACAACATTCTAAAACATTTAAGGTTGTGTTTGAATTGTTTATCCCTGATAGTCTAGGATTATTTTTACAATACTCTATTGATACGTCAGCAGCTAGGTGAAACACTCTATCAACTGAATCAAAAATAGGAAGTATTTCTTCAAAATTATTAAGATCTATATCAAAATATTTAACATTTTGAATTTTATTATATGTTTGAGCTTTATCTATTACAATAACCTCATCACCTTGATCAATCAATTTCTTGGCCAATACACTTCCTATAAAGCCTTTACCTCCAGTTACTATACTTTTCATAATATTTTTGCTTATTATAATAATCTAATAATTTTATAGGGATAATAAAAGTACAATCTGTTAAATCTAATTTAACCATTTTATATAACCTTCCATTCAGAAGGATATAAATCTTTAGTATCTAAAGTTCCATCAGTTATTTTAAACCATTTTTTGGGTGCAAAAACAATTTTATTTGGATTATTATTAAGCCAAGATCCCCACCAACCAAACGAAGAATTAGAAATAATATTATGTTGACATAATGTTTGTATAAAAAATTGTTGTATATAGTTGTATTTTTCTAAAAAGTAAAAATTACCATATCCAGAAAACATTTTTTTGGCTTCTGTAAAATTATTTGTAGTAACAAAAAACTTCATATTTTTACCAAAGAAGTTTATAGAATTTTTTAAATAATCTATATTTTCATGTACATTGTAATATCTTTCGTATGATGCATCTAAATGAATCTTAGGATTATATGAGCGAGTATTGTCGTAGAATCTTAATTGAATGCAAACAGAATTTTCGTAATCTAAATTTTTTATACTATCTAGTATAGGTTTAACCGGTTTGTAATAATTTCTGATTTTGTCCTCAGCATGCTTGAAATATTTTTCACTTTGAAAAAACCCATATAAATCTACATTAGAGTTTAAATTAGGAATTGGAGTATAGTGATAGGTAGGTTCTTCATAGAAATGAAAAGAACCTTCAAAATGATCAGTTTCTGGTATAGGATTTTTAAAACATTTAGAATATTCATGTTCTGAGATCATTCCCTTCCATTTAGGGAAAATATATTGATCATTAATAGAAGATGCATATCCTATAGTAGCAGCAATTTGAAATAATTGATTTCCAAATTCTCCATGTCTTCCTAGATTACTAAATGTTATCATAAATTTTTATTTCCAAGTTTCAATATAAGATTCAAGCTGTTCTTTGTTCATTTTAGATATTTTACTCCATTCTTTACTATTTAAATCAAAAAATGGATTTTCTGCTCTTTGAGCATATCTATGAAATAAATGAAAACAAACAGATGTATTTCTTGTATCTCTAAAAGTAGAATAATTTAAAATTTTTAGTCTAGAGACAATTTCATTATCTTCACATCCCCAACCTATAAATTTTTCATTATATCCACCAGCTTTGAGGAATAATTCTTTGTTAAACATAACGATTCCTCCTGTTCCTAAATGATCTGAACTTGTGCATCTAACATGGAAATTTCTATAACTAGAACTTAAAGGAAGATTGTAATTTCCATCTAGTCTATTTAATAAAACATCATAGTCTAGATTATTTTTTAAAAATTCATCATGTAAATTAAAATCTGTATCAATAAAATATCCGTTATAAGGCCAAGCAGCAGTTGCTCCATTTAATAATGCGTCTCTACACATTAAAATAGAAGATATAGGAACGATACAGTCTGTGTCTAAAGACACTACTATAGGATTATTAGACATTTTAAATCCATGATTTAATGCTCTTGTTCTATAATAAACAGAATCATTTTTCATGAAATTAAATGAAGTGCCTTTAGGATACTTCAGTTTATCAAACGCTTTATTATGTTCTGAATCGTCTTCTATAAAAATAAATTTAACGTCTGGTATATTATTATAATAATAATCCATGATAGTTTGAAGGTTTTTGAGCCTATCATCACTATCATATCTTAAATGTGTAACAAATGTTATCATGGTTTAAAAATAATTCCTATTCCTTTTTGGTTTTTATAATGTTTTCTTAGTTCTATATGTTGAAAATTATTTTTTATTTCATCCCAAAATTTATGAACTCCTCCTTCTTCAGCATATCCTATATCATGAAGTGCAATTATACCACCAGGTCGAACTAAATCAAAATATATTTCAAAATCCTTTTTAACTGCATTGTAACTATGATCTCCATCTATGAAAACAAAATCTAATAAATCATTATTTAATAATTCTACTACCTTTTGTTTAGTTCTTTCATATTGAGAATAGTCTTGGATTAAATAAAGCTTATTTTTATTTTTTTTAGCCCAATTTTTCCATTCATTATTAATAATATCTTCTTGTTTTTTACATCTAGGATCTGCAGCTCCGCAGAATTTACTAATAGGTAAATCTATGCTTATTACTTTAGATCCTGGTTCTGATAATTCTAACCAATGATGTAAAGACCATCCAAAATACGATCCTATTTCTAATACGTTTTTAGCTTTTAATTTTTTAAATTCTTCTAAAAGAATATCAAATTCTGGAAGATATTGTGTTTCTTGTATTCTTACATCAATAATATTTTTTAATTCAGACCTTATTTTAATGTCTTTTAAAATATTTTTAATATCTTCTGTGTTATGATTACTTTGAATCATAGAAGGTACAGTATTATGTTTTTTATAAAAAACTTTTAATCCTTCTTCTACTTGACGCATAAAAGTTGTTTCGTCTTTAGCTAAAGAAGTTTGAGCCTTTTCATTCTTTGCTTCTTTAATATAATTTTCACTACCAGTTATATCAGCAAACCACCAAAAAGGGGTGTATTCACCGTTTTGAATGATTCTATAGGTATGTTCTACGTGTTCCCATGCATTATAAAATTCCTCATCTAGTAACCCTGCATTGTCTAAAGCTGATTTGTGAAAATAACAAAACATAGCAACTATATGCTCATAAAGAGATATAGAAACATTGTTTTTATAATTTATAACCATTTTAGGGTTAGCTGGTGATTCTTGAGTTGCTAATTGCCTCTTTGAGAGATCACCAATAATAGAGGGGTCTTTTTGAACTCTATTCCAAGGACTACCTGGACCAAAATTAAAATGTTTTATACCGGTTTCTTTATAAGCCTCGATATATTTTTCAAATATATCATTATTTGAAATAATGCAATCATCTTCCATAGTGAATATATGATCACAATTAAAATCTAGTAAAGCTTTAAGAATTTTATTTTTTGATTTAGATATTCCTAAATTTTCTGGATTCTGAATAAACGTAATTTTATCTGAATCAAGATTATAATCAAAAGGCTCACCATCATTTACTATAACAATATAATCAACTTTATCAAGATCAATACTTTCTATACACTTTTCAAAAAAGTGTGGTCTATTACAAGTTGTTATTCCAACACCTATTTTTTCTTTCATACTATATTATTTTTAGCGTAATTTTTCTGAATGTTTTCCATGGAATTTAATAATTGTTCCTGGGTAACTCCCGCTGGATCATTTTGACCTGGTAGATATTGATTATTATGCATAAAATATGCATAAGATAATTGAACACTTTTATCTAAATCAGGAATATCTTTAAAATTAATCTTTTGAACTAAAGAATTAGATTTTTCTATACCTTCTTTTATCGAAGGATGGTAATGATTAGGAGGATATATACCCTTTTTTCTTAGCTTTAATACATAATCCAACACATCCAAATGCTTGGTATTATAAAATCTCTCATCAAAATATCCATTATTCTTTATAACACCTGTATAAAGGAATATAAAATCACTATTTAACTCTGGAGTAAGATGTAAAGTAACCCCAGCTTCATCATCTTCCAAAGGGATAGATTTATCACCTGGACCTAAAATAAACCAAGTACCAAATACTTCTGCAGTTTTAATAGTCTTTTCAAAAATATTAGGATCTTTAATAATTTGATTAGAATTGATTAAAAATAAAAATTTAAAATCTTTTATACGCAATTGTGATAATAACCAATTACGTAACGTAGCGAAAGATACTTCCTTATCATATGTTCTTGATATTGGTATATTTGAAATTGGATTTTTTATGTTAGATACAACAATAACATTGTCTTTTAATTCTTCTGGTATAGAAGAGTAACAATTGTTAAGATCTTCTGGTGAGTAAACGTCTAGTATTCCTATGCCTATTTTATCATTCATGTTAATTTTAAATAAAGAGTGTCTAAATAATTTACTATATCTTCTTTGTCTTGCACTTCTAAAGATTCAACAAAGTCTTTTATACTTTTAGATATATCAATAGCTGTATATTCTATGTTATTAGCGTTTAAATCATCGTCCGTATTAGATAATTTGTAATCTATACGAAAGAATTTAGGTCCAAGATTTTGAATTTTGGACGACAAAAGAGGTATTTTTTCTGGTTCTATATTTTTATCTATAATAAAACTAACTATATTATTAGGCACATTATCCTTTAAATATTGAGAATCTTGTTTACCTGATTGTAAATCATTTAAACTTACTTTAATATGTTTTGGTGATATGATATTTTCAAAAAAATCTATTTCTTCCGTCTCTACATTTAAAATATAAACCCCTCTATCATCACCCGTATCACCAAAATTCTGTTGATATGGACTTCCTACATATAAGATTTTACCTTTATCATATTTTCTGAGCTCTCTTTTGTGGAAATGACCGGATAATACAAAAGGAGATTTTTCTAATAAGGTTTGTGATTCAAATCCATGATCACAAACCTTAAAAGAATTCATATAGAAGGACTGTATTTCAAAATGTCCAAAACAAATATCCGATTCTGGAATATCTTTCAACTCTGTACCCCAAGGGATTAAAGATATTTTTTTATCAGCAACTAAAATAATGATAGGATTTTTGTCTACTATAACAATATTATCCCAACCATCTAGCATAGTTATTGAATTAACATCCGATCTGTCTTTATAATAACAATCATGGTTACCGGTGGATATAAAAATACGAAAATCTTTTAATATAGAAAAGAATTCTTTAGCAATAGTTAAGGTATTAACCGATATTTCATTTCTATTATGAAATATGTCTCCTGGAATAATAATATCATTTATACCTTTTTGAGAGTATAATTCCTTAACCCATTCAGCAAATTCTAAAACACTCTTGTGCCACATAGGACTATCTTGTCCTAGTCCTATGTGGATATCTGAAAATACTCCTATATTTTTACTTTTTATATTGTAAATCATTACTCTCTATTACGTTCTTTCATTATTTTAATCTGATTATTCTTCATTAAATTATTATAATTCTCAGACATAGACATTAATTCATTTTGATACTTCTCATGTGTATCCCTCATATGCTTTTCTTTCTTAATTCTGTTTCTAAAAGCATTAAAAGCGATGCGAGTAAAGTAAGAAAAGGGATTAGTACCCTTAACTCTATCATACTTCTTAGACATAAGTGCCTTGAACATTCTTATAATACCATCACCTACCATTTCTTCTCTGTAAGTGTAGTTAATAAAGTTAGGAGCATAACTGAGTTTGTGTGAAATTTTACTAACCATCTCTGCTAAATCATTTGACATATGACCCGAATCATAATACTTGACGATTTCATCATCAAAATGTTTAGGATCTACATAAAATTTTTCCTTATCTGCAGGTTTCTTACCTCTTCTTTTTTTAACAGGCTCTGTAGGCTCTACCGGTTCTGCAACAATTACTTTAGTAACTATTTCTTCTAATTCTTCTTCGTCTAATTCATCATCTTCATCAATATCTTCTTGTTTACTTAAAATATTAATTTCATCATCATCATCATCATCTGAAAAATCATCTGTTGCATCAAGATCAATACCTAAATTGGCAGCTTCTTCTTCTGAGTAGTTAATAAAATCATCATTATTTAATGATTTACGATAATTCTTTTTCCGTGTGTTCATATTTTTCTAATTTGTAAAGTTTCTTCCTTTCAGATAAGTGTATTTTACCATACTTTGTATTATCTGCAATGTCAAATATGGTAGCCATTTTTTTGGTGTGGTGTAAACGCAATGCTCGACCTATAGATTGCATAATTTTAATTTTAGCTTTGCCAGCTGAAGCAAAAATAATATTATGTAAATTAGGAATATTAATACCTGTGCTAAAAATTTTAGATACAGCTACTACTATGATATCATTACGTTCATTCATTAAAGCTCGGATATTTTCTCTATCTTCGACTTCTGTAGAACCTCTAATAAAATAAATAGGTCTTTTGGTTTGTATACTATCTAGAGTGGCTTTTATAATTTCACCATGAGCTATACGATCAACCATTATAAGAGTATTATTTTCTAATTTAGCTGCTAATCTAGAAATAATTTCGTTTCTTCTATTATTGTTTATAAGAAAATCTAATTCATTTTCATAAGCAGCCGTAGGTAATGAATAGTCTGAAGTGGATGGTCGTGTACTATGAGCAATATTTAAAATGACTATTTTAAAATCAGATACATGAGATTGTTTTTTAAGGTCATCCGTCTTCTGTTCGAAAGTTATAGGGCCTAATTTACCAATAATATTCCACTGATCTATTTCAGAAGGTGGCATAGTGCCTGTAAATCCAAATTTATAGTTTGTATTAATAAAATTTAATACCTTATTGAGTTGATTACCCTTCCTTAATGAATGAGCTTCATCCATTAATAAAATTTTAACATCAGCTAATTTAGATAAATCCGAACTTTCACTTAATAAAATTTGGGTACCAGCTACTATAATAGTAGCTTCTGGATCTGGTTTATTGTTGCCAGACCATTTAGTAACTCCTTTTAATCCATATGATGTAAAATCATCTGCAGTCTGTTCTACCAATTGAAGAGAAGGAACTGTAACTAAAACTAAAGCATTAGGATCTTTAAGATTAAGTCTTAGACTTTCAATAAGAGTAGCACAAATTAAGGTTTTGCCACCCGCTGTAGGAATTAAAGTGACTCCTCTGCCTTGCCTAAGAGCTGATATAACGGATTTCTCTTGATAATCTCTTAACTTTAAATTTAACTCTTTAATTTCTGGGTTATCAAACCCAGGATTAAATATAGTTTTGATATCCGGATCAATACTATATTCATAATGATTTAATTCTGCAAAAGTAATAACATCTTTAAAAAGACCTACATCAAATTTACCAGATGGAGTTATTGCATATAATCGTGGTTGTATGTAAGGGTTATTTCTTCTATATGCCGGATTAGCTATAGAAAATTTTTCTCTAATCAATGATATACTCTTTAAGTCACCGCTGATTTGAATTTGTTTTTTTTTATTTATTAAAGCAAATGATATCATGTGGTCTCGAGCTTATTAATCTCGATGATATTTTTTAAATCATACGTCATACTTCTAAAGATGGATTCTACTTTTTCTAAGTATTCTATAACTAATTTTGCATTACCCATTTCTTCATCTATTTTTTGTATAGCTTCTGATTCTTCAATCTTTCTATCTAAAGCTGATTTAGGTATACCAGGAGGAATACCTTCTCTTTCATAAGAAGCATGGACTGCAGCTCTTATAGTCTTTCTTTTCTTTTCTAAAGAATAAAGATATCTTTTTTGTTCTATGAGACGTGCTACCCATTTATGTTTAATAGCAGGTAATCTTAATTGTTTTTCTAAAAGATTTAGTTCATCTACTTTAGTATCTTCTTCTAATTCTTTTTTGATTTCTTCAATTATAACCATAAATATAATTAAATTATAACATATGGCAAGTAGATTTCAACAATTAATAGATAATATCATGGAGAATATGAATGCTGCAGGAGCTGGTGGAGTTTTTGGAACCCCACAACAAGCTGTATATAATCCTCCTTCAAATGTAAATTCTGGTGATACCTATGCCCCTAATAATGCTATGAATCTTTTTAGGTTTCCTAAAGTAACCAAAAGAAAAAAACCAGAACTTTTAGTATTTGGTAAAAATAAAAAGAAAGTTAGAAAGAAAAAGTAATGGATACTGGTCATTGGATATTAGATGACGGTGTTTTTATAGATGATAATACTTTTGGCTTTATCTATGAAATATGCAATACAGCTAATGGTAGGAAATATATTGGTAAGAAACAATGCATATCTCGGTTTAAACGCAAACCTTTGAAAGGCAAAAAGAATAAGCGCATAGATTATAAAGAATCTGATTGGAAAAGTTATACAAGCTCTTCTAATGAATTAAATGCTGATATAGAGAAGTATGGTAAAGACAAATTTACTTTTAAAATATTAAAGGCTTGTGGATCTAAGTGGGAAAATGCTTACTTTGAAATAAAGGAACAATTAGAACGTAACGTTTTAATGAGAGATGATTATTATAATGGGATAATCAATGTCCGTATTGGTACCCCACCAAAAGAAATCAAGTCAAAATTCCAGTCTGAGGTTAAGTAGTAAAATGGCTAAAACTCGATGCATTTATTGTTCTTCTTCGACTTACGGAAGACCCTGTCTTTATTCCCCCACTAATACTCATGTGCATATGGATGAACCTGGTAAGTGTATCTATTGTGGATCTCCTCATGTAGGAGGAGGTTGTGTATATAATCCATACGGAACCCAGCACGTAAGGGGCCCAGAATATCTTATAAGTGCTAAAGTAAAAACAGAAAAAGCTATTATTTTAAATTATCTCTTGAATAAGATAGGAACAGAAGTTATAAGTGAATCTTATACATCTCCTTTAGATAGATTCTACAAGAGAATTGTTAATATAATATTAACAACTGCAGAACCTTTATTAGAAGCGTTAGGGTTACAACAAGCATCTATACATTCTAGATTAGAAAAACAGCAACTTATAACGGCTTTAGAATATAAGCACAAATTTAAAAAACATTTTAATGAATTAAATAAAACCATATCAGAAGCTGGTATGCAATTACCACCTGAAATTGTGGAAGAATATCTCGTTGATGCTATAATGGATAGCAAAGATGGAGAACAGAAGAATTAAAGATTATCTGGTATATTACCTACATCAGAGAGTTATTATATTTCCTATAAATGAATATCAGGAAGTATTGATAGATAACATTATTAAAAATTTCCTAGAATGGGGTTTATTAGATAATAAAGTTATTAGTTGTAAAGAAAAATATTTTAAATATTTTTTAGAAAAAGAAATAGATTCTATTTTAGATTCATTTAGAATGATGTTTTCAGACCTAAATGTAAAAATATTAACGGTTTATAAAAATGTAGAAGTAAGTGATCCTTATAAACATTGGTTTGAAGATAATACTCGTTTTAGTAAAGCTCTGATAACTACACTTAAGAAAAAAACAAAATATTTTAAAGAAATAAAAAAAGATAACTTGTTGTTTATCAACACAGAAGGTAAATTTCGAGGTATTAAAATAGGTATACCTACAGGCGAAGAAACAGAATTTTTGCAAAAGACTCTTGCATAATTGAATACCCCTAATAATTAGAGATAGGAAGCCTCGGTACCTTCTTTATAAAAATAACCCTTTATCTATTAATTTAGTAATTTTCAAATAAGTATAAAAATAAATGTATTATCCTAATAATAATTTAAGTGATGAAATTACATCAGAAAACGAAGTATTTCTAATAGAAGCAAAGCCTTATATTAGAAATGTAAAACCTTACAGTGTTAGCTTGGTTAATTCTGTTTCAACAACCCCCCGTATAATAATTTCTGGTAAAAATTTCTTTTCAATATCTAATATATTCCTAAGTGCCTCAAATCCTACTATGATAAATGGATCCACTTATTTTAATTTATTTTCATCAGAACCAAGATTATCAGCTATTAACCCCCCTTTTTACGGAGTAGAAATTTATCCATTTACACAAATAGATAATACAATTTATTTTAATTTACCGACAATTAACAAAAAAGGTAATTTAGATGTAATAGTATTAAATGAAGCCGGATACGGTTTATTATCAAGAGATAGTCATAAACAAAATTTAAGTAGTTTTAATTTACAACTACCTTGCATATCAGGTATTAAAATTATTTGAAATTTATAAAAAATATAATATACTTTTTTTATGTCAAAGTATATTATATTTCACATAGATGGAGGATGCGGGAAAAATATTGTAGCAACCTCAGTTTGTAAATCTATAAAAGCGGCCTATCCAGAGCATAAACTTATTGTTGTTTCTGCTTATCCAGAAGTTTATGTTCATAACCCAAATATTTATAGGGTCTATAAATTTGGTAATATTCCTTATTTTTATGATGATTATATCAATCAAAAAGATTCTATGATTCTAAGAATGGAACCATATCATAGTGGAGACCTTCTTTATAAAAGAAAATCTTTGAGCCAAATATGGTGTGATGTTTTTAACATCCCCTGTATAGATGAAACTCCAGAAATTTATCTAACAACGAGAGAATCAGTTTTTGCTCAAAAAAAAATACAAAAAGACGGACCAATATTATTAATACAATCATCCGGAGGAGCTGAAAACCAACCACATCCCTATTCCTGGTCTAGAGATCTTCCTCCAGTATTTGCTCAAGAAATAGTAGAAGAAGTTAAAGACAAATTTTCTAAAATTTTACATATTAGAAGAGATAATCAACCGGCAATAGAAGGAACTATACAAATTTCTGATAATTTTAGAAATTTACTCTGCTATATATCATTGGCAGACAAAATTATAGGTATTGATTCTTTTGTTCAACATGCAGCTGCGGCTTTAAATAAAAAAGCAACAGTTGGTTGGATTTCAAATTCTCCAACCGTCTTTGGTCATAAGATACATGATAATATTATTGCAAATGGTGCAGAATCATTTCGTCATAGAATAGATTCCTACCTAGAAGAAGATGATTGGACTGGTGGTAGATTTCATGAATGCCCTTACGATGATTTAAATAATCTTTTTGATAAAGATAAATTTATAGAATCAATATTAGGTTCTAAAAATGATTTACTTTTTGATGTTCAACCTAATATACTTAATTTTTAGTATATGATATTTTTTAATTCTTCAATGCCACGCAGCATGAGTACACTTCTTCAGTGTATTCTTAATCAAAATCCAGAAATTTGTGCTACGCCTACCGATCCTGTGTTAGAGTATTTATATGGAGCTCGTCTGAATTTTACTAATACTCCCGAAGTCAAAGCCATGGATCAAGAACTTGCTTTAAAGACTTGGAGAGGTTTTTGTAAAGGGGGACTTGAAGGTTATGCAAATTCTTATACTGATAAGCCTAACCTCTGTATTAAGACACGAGGTGGCACAATTCATTATAAGTGGTTTGAATCATTTATGTCTGAAAAGCCAAAGATGATTTGCATGGTAAGAAATTTGAAGAGCGTCTTCTCTTCTATGGAAAAAATTTATAGAAAAAACCAAGAACACCATCAGTCTATTCAGAATCATGCCGAGATGAAAGGTACAAGCACAGCTAAGAGAATTGATGCTTGGGTAGCAGGTCCTCCAGTTGGTCTAGCTCTAGAAAGACTACAACAGACATTCCTCGAAGGTATTAACAAAGATGTTCTCTATATCAGAGCTGAAGATCTTACTTCTTATCCTCAAAGAGAGATGGATAAGATTTATCAGTATCTTGGTTTGGAATCATTTAAGCATGATTTTGATGACGTAGAACAATCTATTAAAGAAGATGATGCGATTTACGGTCTAACAAGTGACCTTCATACTATTAGACAAAAAGTACAACCTTTATCTCCAGACTATGATAAGATTCTAGGTAAGCAAATTTGCGATTGGATTGATAATACTTTTGCTTGGTATCAACAAGGATTTGGATATACAAAATGAGAAATTTTAATAAAATATTTCAAATAGGGCTCTGCAAAAGTGGAACATGGACATTGCATCAAACATTTACAGACCTTGGATTGATATCAACTCATGATGATAAAATTGTCAATAATTTTATAGCCAATAATGATATAGAAGGATTAAAAAATTTTATAAAAGATTATCAAGCTATTAATAGTTTTAATTATAAAAATTTTGAAAAATATTTTCCTGATAGCTTATATATTTTTTCATATAGAAATCCTTATGACATGGCTTATAGTATGGCTAAACACTGCTACAATAGACCAGAAAAAGCAAAAGAAGATCCGTTAGCTTTTGAGTCAGATAAACTATATCAATATGGATGGACAGACTTTAATAAAAATGTTAAAAGAATAGAAGATTATTACACAGAAGTTTTTAATTATTTTTACCCATTGCGAAATAGTTTCTTATTTGTAGATATTTTTAATTCACCAGAAAAATCTTATAAAAATATATGCAACTTTTTAAATATAGAAACTGATAAAAAAACATTCTCTCATCTCAATGAGAATATTTACTAATGAGTTCTGTTGCAGTATTTACAAGGATATCTGAATGTGATTTACCCTTTTACAGGCAATGGTTAGAATACTACTCTAAAATTGGGGTCGATAGTTTTTATGTTGTAGGAGATCAATCATATAAAGATCTACCCTTTTTAAAAGAATATAATGTTAATTTTTTTAACTGTATTCACTATGAAATAGAAAAAGAAAAAATGAATTTTTTTCAAACTATCATAAAAATAAAAATAAAAGAAGACTATGTTCTTATGATAGATGTTGATGAGTATCTAGCCTACAGTGATATAAAAGAAATAATAAAAGATAATAAAGATCTTTATTTCTTTTCTTGGTTTATGATGCCATCTATATTCTCTCAGTATGATAATATGTATAAACAATCTTTGAACGTTAAAGGATTTGATTTAATGCAGGGAAAATCATTACATAAAATATCAAAAATAGATACAGTATTTGATTATCACTCATTTAATAAACCAATTTCTAGAATAGATGAAACTAATAATTCTTTATATCATTTTAGATTCCGAGGGTTAAAAGATATTATTAATAAATGTTGTACTTCTAATGGTTACACAGAATGGCATAAAAAGGACTCAGAAAAAATTAAGCAATTTTTATCTAATGATAAAATGAAATTAATAGACATTCCTAATAGAATTATTTTGGCAGCAGCAGAACATTATTGTCAAAATAAAAAGGAAAATAAAATATTACCGATTATTTGCGAATCAAAAACAGATGAATCATATTTTAATTATTCAATAGACACAAATATTTTTAAAAATAGATTTAAATTATTTTTAAATAATATCCGAGAAATATTAAAAGATTTTGAATTTAGTAAACAACACTGCAAATACAGTTTAATACAATTGTTAAAAAAACACGAAGATTTTTTAATATAGTTAAAGTAGAGAAACTATATCTGATTTTGATACAATATTTTTAATTTTACCACCAATAGTATTAACGTTTATAGATGATGTTGGATAATTCCATAAAGTAGTTGCATCCAATAAAGCAATTCCGATGTCAGAATTGTCTACTTTCACTCCATAGGATACAAACTTTTTATCAGGAATTATCATACTTCCAGTTAAACTACTATAAACGGTGTTCAATCTAACACTACTTGTTGGAACTTTTTTCATAGTTCCGTAAACATTTATTCCTTGACCATTATCAACCAATGTATCACTACCAACATCACTTAATGATGGTATTATTACATTTCCAATTTGTGTATTAGAATTATAAGAATAAGCATTCCTAACTTGAGATACCGGCACTGGAATGATATTGGCAGTTTGTTGAGCATACGAAGGTGTTTTAAAACTACTAAAATATTTTGTTGAGATAATTACACCATATTGAGCAGGTGGACTAGATGGTCCTATTATATAAAAAGCAGAAGGAGATAAACTTATGGTATTAAATACACCATTCCAAGAAAAGGCTGGGTCATAAAAAGTATAAGAATAAACTGTATCATTATTTTTAAGCAAATGAGCACCGTTTGTTAAAACTAAAGCACTATTACCATAATATCCAGTTTGATTAATTAAAATACTTGTTCCGTAAGACCCTGGTGTTGTTGCAAAATTACCAGAAACAGTCAATTGTGTTGTGCTTGGTATGGAAACTATTCCATATATGTTATTCCACGTACTATCAGAAAATCCAGTAGACGAAATAATACCAGCAGTTGAAGTTACATTATGTACAGAATTAAATGTAATGGTTTTTTGAGTATTAGAAATTGATGTAATATTTGTTATACCAGGAAGAGATGAAACTGAATTTGTATTTGATCCTTGTATAGAATATTTTGGATAACCACCTTTATAAAAATTTAATATACTTGAAGAAACTATTGGTGTTAATGTAAATTTTGAATTTACAGGGAAAAATCCAGATTCACTTGCATTAATTTGTCTTGCCGATACACTAAATAAGTTATTATAAGTATTATTGATTAAAAAAGACTTATTATATCCGAATATATTATTAGCAGAAATATAACTAATATTATTAGGTTTTATTAAAGGAGCATTTCCTATATAAATACTGCCAAATATATTTGTTATATTACTATTTACGCCCGGATATAATAGTTCATTTGAAGAACTAGGATTAGTTGAACCTACAACATCTCCATATACATTTAATGTACTATATCCGTTAATAAAACCACTAGATGATGGTCCACTATATCCTGGATAAACATTACCACTTACAGAAATTGTTGTAGCATTTATAGCTGTATTATTACCTAATGTAGAATTCCCTATTACATTTTTTATAACATTAACTATACCTCCGCCTTGTATTAATGGTTGAGCTGTATTATTTATACCAGAATATACATTGCCATATACATTAACATTAGCATTAGTTATAAAAGGAGCATTGTTATTATTAGCACTTAAATCACCTAAAACACTTACAAATCCGTTACTAATTGAAACCTCATTAGAAGTAGATGTATATAATAGATTTCCATACAAATTAACAGTTGAATTATTATTATTAACACCATAAGAGTTAGTTCCACTTCCTCCGGTAATATTACCGTATAAATTTACAGTTCCTAAACCAGAATTATTGACTCCGTAGAGATTATTACCAGAACCTCCTATTGCATTTCCATATAAATTTATCGTTGCAGGATTTGAATTATTGACTCCATTTCCTAATAATGAACCAAAAACATTTGCAGATATATTTAAAGTTCCAGTATTTGAAGCGTTATTAATACTTGCAACAGCAGCAATCGTTGACCCAGACAAAGAAGAATTAAAAGGAGATACATTTACAATACCTACACTTGAATTATAAATTGCATTTGTATTTCTAGGAGTTATATTACCATAAAAATATACAGTACTAGTAATAACCCCTCCTAAAGATATTCCATAAGTGTTAGTTGTTGAACCAGATGATATATTATTATAAATTGTTATAGTATTATAAGAACCACCTACAGTTATTCCTGTGGCATTAGTAGCTACTCCGCCGTATACATTACCTCCACTTATAACATGAACAGTTGATGTATTACCATTATTAATATACAAACCAGTTGCTCTATTACCGGATATGTTTCCATACACAGTAAGATTACCACCATTAGACCAATTTACACCATAACTAGCAGAACTTGCACCTGATGCTCCAATTATATTACCAATAATAGTTATAGGAGAGATACCAGTTGTTCTATTCAAACCATATATACTTGCAGTTGAAGTATTACCTCCATATATATTACCTGTGACAGATATAGATGCTGTACTCCCACTAGCGGTTGCATTAACGCCAATTGCACCTCTAGGAATTATACTTCCAGAAATTGCTAAAGTTCCTGTTGAAGATGTATTAATTCCGTAATGTGTTGTAGCTATTGTTCCAGATGTTATATTTCCGTATACAGACGCACTTACTGAACCTCCTAATGTTAAACCAGCAGCAGATAAAGCAGATACGTTTCCATAAATTGTTAAATTACCCACATTAGCAATTATTGATGAACTTGATAAAGAAATACAGTTCCCATAAACTGTTAAATTACCAATTGAACTTATTCCATAATTGGTAGATGTATTATTTGATGCAAGCCCAACACCATATCCACCATAAACTGTTCCAGTCAAATAAGCAAATGAAGAAGTTGATAATGAAAATCCAACTGAATTTGAACTAAAACCTCCGTATATAGTTCCGCTAATATTTGCTATTGTTGAATTTCCTTGAATTGATAATACTGGATATCTCAAATTATAAGCGCTAATATTAGAATTAATAAATACATTCCCAGATGATAATACAAATCCTCCAGAGTTAGTTAATGTCAATGTATCAGCATTAACATTTGAATCTATATTCACTTTAAACCTATTTGCATCCGCTATATAAAGATTGTTATTAGGGACGACACCATTTACCCACGTCAAAGAAGATGAAAATACACCGTTCGCACTAGCTTGTATAATAGTCGCCATATATAATAATTATATTAAACCAATCAAATCTCCTTTTTGAGCAGTTTTATTAAATAAAACATCCCCAATAGTATTATTTTGAATAAAGGCACTTAACGTGTTCCATATTGTAGGAACACTGACCACAGAAGCAGATCCAATTGTATTATCAACTGGAACATAAATTGTAACAGAAGACAATGGAGGGATAGATACTTTACCTATACTATTAATATCGTAATTTGTACCCAGTCTTACATCAGAGACTTGAGGAAAGAAGTATGATCCTATTAAAGAATTTAAAGAATCAAAATTTACATTACCTCTTACGTTTTGTATTTCTGGAACTGCCATAGTCCCTATGTATGTCCCATTTGCATATGAATATCCTAATCTAACACTACTAACTTCAGGATAAGAAGCAGCTAATGATACGTCTTGATCCTGGAAAAAATAAGCTCCGTAATCTACAAAAAGAGTCCCAGTCAATTTAATAGTAAAATTGTTTAAATTAACTGGAATTATTAATGAATTTGAATTTAAAACTTTAGCCGGATATGAAGTACCATTTAAATTACAATCAGGATTTAAAAATCCAATAAAACCTATATTTGTATTATTTGGTATATTGTATAAAGAATTATTATTAAATAATACAGCACTATTATTATAATAAAAATTACTTGCATTATTACAAGAATTTAATACAGCTATACCAGAAGCACTATTAAAATTAGTTGGATTATTAGAACTTACTACAAATAAATTAAGAGTGTAACTATCCGGAATACTAGATAATAAATATTGACTGGTATTTGCAAAAGAATTATTAACATTAATTCCTGACAATTTAATAAAACCTCCAATATTTTGTATCGAGTGTGGTGTGTTGGATGAAAAATTAATATTACAATAATTTGAATTTGTAGAGACGCTTGTTATTACGGGATATTGTGTTGATGACTGTGGAAATTTTGTATTATCCCTAGAAAAACCACCTATTATATTTGGTGGTGGAGCTGGATATACTCTAGGATCGTTGTATCCGTATGTATAATTATCTGTACTACCATAAGGGCAAACAAAACTTGTATTATTTACATTTGATATACCTGATGGATAAAAACAATAACATTTACAGTTTAATTGACAGTAACATGAATATAAATTAGAAATATCTTGTTGTGTTATGTTTGGACTAAAAATATCGTCTTGAACAACTGCACTCACAGAATCTAATACAGACAATACTTTTGAAGATCTTTCTATATGATTTTTAGGATAACATTGTGATGTATAACAATAAAAATTACCACAACCCTGGTCCGAACAATAACTATACCAGCTATAAGCATAGGTTCCCGTATTACAGTTGTATGAATCTACAAGACTTCCTTGATTTGTATAACAAAAACTAAAGGTGTTTGGCGCATTAACCACACATAAACCCGGATAAAGACCATGAGGTTTTGAAAAACCTATAGTACATGTTGCAGAATTATATGATACTATGGAAGGCAATTGATAACAAGTTGAAGCAGCTGATTGGTTATTTACTGTATTATATTGTAAAATTTGATTTTTAGGGTTGTTTAATAAAACATTATCATTTAATAATGGGGATTTTGGTATAAAAGAACCTACAATTGGAAATTTACCATCTGGCCCACTTATTAATTTTTGTACATAAGCACTACCTGTAGAGTAAACTGCTGGATTATTTTTAGATGCATAAATTTTACCATAAACAGACATCGTGCCATAATTGTTAATTGGATATAAATCAGAATCTGTCGGAAATATATTTCCACATATTTTTAATGTACTAGTATTATCAACTGCAATATCCCCAGAATTAATATTTCCATTTACAATTAAATCAGAACTTGCTATACTAATAGATGTACAAATAATATTTCCGTTAATTGTAACACTTGATGATTGATCAGATGTTAAATTGTTAGAATAATTTGATTGACCACTACAAATATCCGAATTTATTATTGTATTTGATTTGTGTATACCTACAGTACTTGGATAGTAATCATTACCACCAAAAACCCCTCCACACATATAATTTGCACAAAAATCTACATTAGAACCTGATAAAGTCATTACTCTAGCACAACTACCAGAACCTATAATATTACCAGTTAAAGATATAGTTGACCCACAAACCCAAAATCCTATGGTTTCTGGACCGCTACTCGAAGAAGTAGAATTTAAAAATCCACCAGTTGTTCCCAAATTTACATTTTGATTGATTTTAATACAATTACCACGAGCATCAACACAATCTCCGACCGTAGGAGTATTTCCTCCCCAAACAGCTGGATTGTTAAAATAACCAGATTGTGTAGCATTATATAACGCCATATTTTATTATGATTTACCTACACCTATAATATTTCCATTATTATCATAGACTACGGTTTTTGTTCCTACAACTGTACCATTGACACCCCCAACTCGATATTGAACAGATGTCAATGCATTTGTAGTTGTATTATAATTTAATGTTCTATAATCATGTGCTGGAAAATTAAAACCTGCAATAGAGGATAAAATTGTATTTGTCGTTAATTGACTATTCTGGTCTGATGGTATACTAAAATCATCTATAAAAATTTGTAAAGCATCGCCACTAGACATAGTGGAAGTATCAGCTTTAAGAGTTAGAGTATTCCCACTTATACTACCACCTACTGTTGGATCAGCAAAATTATAAATTATCACATTTCTAGTAGTATTTGTGATTAAAAGAATCTGATTCAAAGTCAAAGAACTATATCCAGTAAATTGAACAGTTCCAGAATTTGCTACACCGGGATTAAAAGTATAATTTTTGACTAAGATCTTCATTGTTTAATATTTATTAGAGAGCTATTGAATAAGCCAGGGCCATAGTTTTTGATATATAAGATCCAGAAGTATTTTGGTATGTTGTAGAAGTATTATAAGAAGCATCCCAATTACCTGGATGAAAATCATTTAACACATAATTCAAATCATTATCATGTTTAATAATAGAATCACCGGATAAAAAATTATAAAGTGATTTTGCATCTACAGCATAATTTACATCATTTCTGACAAACGGATAACGATCGTTAAGTCTTATAGAAGGAGCTACTGGTAGTTCTGAAAATTTAACACCCATTTGTTATATATTTATCCTTTTAATCTTGTATATTCAAAAGAATACTAGTTCATTATAATACAATGAACGACAACCTTTAAAAATTATAACTACTTCTCTTATAATTAATATTAATAGTAATTAAACAAATCTTATATTACCAGAATTAATAAGATCTTTAGCTCTCTGAAGCGCTGTCTCGTTTGTCCAGATACCAGCTTCATTGTACTCTACAGGTCCATACCAAAGGTATATATCTCTACCTAAAGCTGGAATTGTTGTCCAGATAGTCTGAGAAGATGAGCTATCAACAACCTTGTCTAGGGTAAGAGTATTAATATCAATGTCTACAGATTGTTGTGGTTGAAGTATAATTGTTGCCATATATTATACTTATGTTATTGATGAATAGATTGGAATAAAGCCAAGTGAAGTTCCGGTAGAGTTAAATATTTCAACTTTACCTGTAATAGATCCAACAGGGCCAGTTGCTGCAAGAGAGTTTCCGACTCTTAGTGGGTTAGCTACAACAACACCCTGTGAACTTAGATTATTAACATATGTGTAGTTTGCAGCAGTTGCACTTAATGCTGTACCTAAGATAAAGGTATTAGCAAATCCCTTTGTATCGTTAGCAGAACCACCTGCGACGAATGAGAAAGTACTAGAAGCTAAGTTACATAAACCGCCAACAATTGATGTAGTACTGCCTGTAATACAGTTTAAATAACCTCCGCCGATAAAGGCATATCCAGAGGCAGAGGTAATACAATTTTGTCTTCCACCGACAATAGAACTAAAGCTAGCACAGTTGTTACTAGTATACCCTCCACCGATAAATCCCCAGCCAGCATTCACAGTATTACCCTGACCACCAGCTACAGTAGCTCCTTGTCCATTTGCCGTATGAGAGGTGCCACCACCCACTGTTGAGTATGTACCAGATGCTGTATTATTACGACCACCTGCTACTGTTGAAGCATTTGAACTTGCAGTATGACAACACCCTCCACCAATGGTCACGAAATTACCAGTAGCTTTTTGTAAACAGCCTCCTCCAACAAAGCTATAACAACCAGAAGCTGTATTCAAAACACCACCGCCAATAAAGTTAAAGCACCCACCTTGGTTTAAGCATCTATCATAAACCCAAATACTACATGCACTCGAACCAGTTGAGCATGTACTATAATCACCATTGATAATAATGCAGTTAGCAGCATTAGTAATAATATTTGCAGTAGTAAAGTTTGCAGAAGATAATGAACTATTAGCTGTACCTGATGTCATCCAAACGAGTGAGACTGCACCAGTTGTTCCAGATGTACTAAAGCATGAACCAATACCTGTAGCAATTAAAGCTGTACAAGAACCATTACCAGAAAGGTTTGCACCAAATGTTATATTAGCTGGAGCATATCCACCCATATGGTTAAATGAACCACCTTCAATACTAGAATTGAATAGAGGGTTATAATTGAATTTACCACCAACGATTGTTGAAGTCGATCCACTTGCTATATTACATACACCGCCTCCAACTACTATACATGCTCCAGTTGCTGTGCAATTATAATAACCACCACCTATAAATGAATTATTTGAGATAGTACAATTATTTGATCCACCAGCAATCACTGCGTTTCTACCTCCACTGTTATTAGACTGACCGCCACCTACAAAAGAAGCATAACCGGATGCTGTATTAGACTGTCCACCGACAACAGCACTTTTACAAATTGCGCAATTTCCCTGACCACCAGCAACAGTAGCAAAGTAAGCTGATGCTGTGTTACCACATCCACCGCCAATTGTCGAAAAACATGCAGGGGTATTACCACTTACACTGGTTAAAATACGATTATTAAATCCTCCAGCAATGGTAGTGTAGCATCCAGAAGCTGTATTAAGCTTTCCACCACCTATAAAGTTATCATACCCAGTTTGATTTATTGCTCTATCATAGACATATAAACTCGTTGCACTCAATCCATTTGAACATGCACTATAGTCTGTATTAAGAATAACATAGTTTGTACCAGTTGCAGCAATTGTAGTTGTTACAAAGCACCCTGAACTTAATGGATTGGAAGCTGTTGCATAATAAACAGAAATATTATTAGATGTAAAGGGATAAGAGAAACAGTTCTGAATATTAGTACCACAGATACAGGTACATGCTCCATTACCAGATAATGATGTACCTGTAACAAAGTTTAGAGGAGCATAACCACCTGTATGGTTTGCAACACCTCCAACAATTTGAGAATCTCTTAATGGGTTGTAGTTACCTAATCCTCCACCGATGATTGAATAGATACCAGAAGAGGTATTACATTTACCACCTATGACAATGGAGCTAGTACAAGAAGCTGTATTACAACAACCACCAACTACTATACTTCCACCGACGCAGGCGGTATTAAATACACCACTACCAACAAAAGTTGCATATGCTGATGATGTATTTGATTTCCCACTAACCAAAGCTGCATACTGACCAGAAGCTGTATTATTTCTACCAGCACCAACAAACGTTTGATTACCACTTGATACATTAACACACCCTGCAACAACAGCTGAGTATATATTAGTAGATTTATTACAAGCACCACCACCAGCAAAACTATAGTTACCAGAAGCTGTATTACACTGACCACCAACAGCTACAGCATAGTTACCTGTTGCACAAACTCCAGATCCAGCACCTACAAATGTTGCATAACCTGTAGCACATCCACTAAATCCTCCGACAACTGTTGAATAGTTTGTTGTTGCTTTATTGCATTGTCCTGCACCAACAGTACTATAACAACCAGAAGCTGTATTACAACAACCACCAGCAATAGTAGCTGCATATGCTGAAGCTGTATTACAGCGACCACCACCGATAACAGTGTTTGCTATACTACCGTTATTATTTCTACCACCAGCGACAACAGCAAATGCTCCAGCTGTATTACCACAACCACCACCAACAGAACCTGATGAATTGTTTATTAAATTAGATGTACCACCTGCGATTGTTCCGAAACTACCATTACCGCATATAGTATTATTACTACCTCCACCTATAGTGTTATAACAATTTGAAGCCGTATTTTTAGCACCACCATTAACAACTGAATAATCCCCTGTAGCTCTAATACCTGATCCTGCTCCTACAAATGTTGCATATCCTGTAGCACAACTACTAAATCCATTAACAATTGTTGAATATGTTCCAGATGCTAAATTACAAACACCTCCTAAGACTTCAGAGAATGTATTATTAGCTGTATTCGAGCCGATAAGAGTAGTTGTCGAGGAGAGCGATTGATTGAGAATATGAGGATTAGTAGAAACTGTTTGATAAGCTGTATTCCAGTTACCTGATACAGAATTAATAGCAGTATTAAGAACTAATTGAGATGTA